GTTCGAGGTTTGCTTTCTTTGAGGGCAGACGGTCAAGAATGAAATCCTTGTTGTCTTGGATTTCTGCAGTGTATTGTTCGGTAAATTGCTTACCAAGGCGTTCCTTTGTGTCAGTTTCAAATTGTCGAAGCTCGTCTACCGAAATATTGGCAGGTATACGGATGAGAGTATGAAGATTATGTAACCAGTCAGCAGGAAGAGAAACCGAAAAGTTCTTTACCTCACTGTACACTGTGTTATAGTTCTCGAGCGTAACACTGTTATCCTTTGTAGTGAGCCAATTGATGGATTGATTGAGATATGTTTGGAATTGTGCCTTAAAATCCCCTTCAATGTCTTGTCTCAATTTTATACGGGCTTGTTCCGCTTGTTGACGTTTGTACTCTTCCTGACGGCGTTTTTCTTCTTCGGCACGTTTCTTTGCTGCATATTGGTTACGGTATTGTTGGAGTTTATAGGGGATAGTATCAACTTTGGTTGGGTCAATAGCATTCTCTATTACCGTAAACTCTCGACGGATGTCATCAAAAAGTTTTGTGACAGGCGAACGTTTCTCGTTCATTTTCCTGACTGTTTTACGTGCTTTTTCAATGAAAAGAGCTGCTTCTTTGTCAATTTCGTCCGTCATCCCACCATTAGCTGTAATAGTATTGAGTATGGATTGTCCGGCACTGATACATCTTTCACATGACAGTTTATTGTCATTATATGATTGTGGAGCAGCAGACACTATGGTTTGTATATTTTCCTGCTTGATGATTGCTAATTCTGAAGACATATGTACAATGTATTAAGGTTAGAAAGT